ACTTTATTCTGTCATTTAAATTATGAGGCCCTGTTAGAAGGGCGGATTGAATGGGTTGACCCATGGTGAAGTTGCAGAAGGCCAGCATCGGGCATGACACCGCGGAAGGCGAGTGGGTAAATACCTACGTGCCGAGTGAGCGGGAAGAACAGACGGCCTTGGTAAAGTGGTTACTCAAAGAGTATCCGGACCTCGTTTTCTTCTCTGTGCCCAATGAGGGGAAGCGCACTGACTTCATGAAATTTCACATGCGGGCCACAGGCCTACTGTCTGGCGTGCCCGACTTAATTCTTTTATTTGACGTGCCTCTGTTCGTGGAGATGAAGCGCACAAAAGGCGGTGCCTTGTCTGACAACCAGAAGCAGGTCATTGCGTGGATACGAGCAGCAGGTTACACAGTTGTGGTATGCCGTGGGTTCGGAGAAGCAAAAGCAGCAATTCAGGAGTTCGCGTTATCGAGACGCGACCGACAACTATTACGAGAACCGCAGACTGGAGAACCGCACGAACAAGATGCGACGCCTGCGAAGAAAACAAGGAGACACCGCAATGCTTGAGCATTTAGTTTTTACAGTTGAAGAGGAGAACGAATACTTCAGGAAGAATCCAGGCGTTCACCTTGTCAAGGCCATTGTTATCGGCGACAAGATTCACCTCTGGGTGTCCGAGTCCCGCAGGTTCAATGGTCAGCACATGACCCCTGGGGGCGCGGACAATGGAAACTAGGCAGTTTACATTTGAATGTCTAAATGACCTGAAAGAGGAGATTATAGCTCTAAAATTTGAGAGGTATAAACTCCGAATTAGGAATCTACAGCTAGAGGAGCGGGTTGGCGAACTTCAAGCCGAACTGGATGCTCTCCAGAAAGAGTACGATGTACTTGAGGCGCAGTATGACTGACGTAAATACGCAGAGATACACAAAATCTCTTGAGACTTACATTGAACAGCTTAAGTCAGAAATTGAGACATACCAGGTTGTTCTGGCCATGCAGATAAACTTTCCAGAGTTCTACGAGCAGACCAAACTCGTCGATGAGAGCGACTATTAGGGCGCTTGAGGCGAGGACGTAGAACCATGGTTCGTAAAGCAACAGCAGAGACAATCAGTTATCTGACATTCGATGAGCCCGTTGAAGACCGCGCAGCAATCATCGCCGCTGTGAAGGATGCAGAGGCGAAGGAACTCTATGAGTATGGAATGCTCACCCAGCGTTTCTTCATGATTATCCAGAACGGCATGATTAACTCGTCTATTAATAGGCAGTCGTTCGTTGCCACTCGTGAGAACATCGCAGCGATTCTCGGAAAGATGGACAGGGTAATGCCAAAAGTCATCTACGAGATTGCCAAGTTCAATGAGCAGGGCATGAAGAAAGAGGGATAAGCCATGGCGCTTGTCCCAGTGACTGACCCCCAGACGGGAGCAGTTGCATTTGTAGACACTGCCCAGCCCAGTGCAGCCCCTGTGGGTAAGGGCGAGGCAGGTTACGACTTTGACCCCTATGACACACCAGGCGAACACGCCGAGGGGTTCTTTGTCGGCAAACTCGTGAACAGGTTCGTAAGTGACCCTGATGGGTTCTGTAGCACCTACCGCGAGTGGCACATCATGTGGCGAGGAGCATATGCAGGATTCCGAGGTGCAACCCTTGGGGACGTTCCGAAGTGTCCTCCGCTCTGGCAGGATGAAGCCCAATACTTCGAGTCTGCAGCGATGGTTGCAAACGTCGTTAAGTGTCAGTGGCCTACTCTGGTGGCTGGTATTGCTGCCATTGCTGCTGGTTCTTATACTGGCATTATTCCTGCAGGCACTCTTGAATCTGTAACCCAGAACATTCTGGGATTACTCTAATCATTTTTGGGTGTAGCGTTCAATCGCAATTAGAGTCTCGGGTGACGGCGACCCCGCCTAAGCCCGCTGTAGGGGCCTCTGCCAGTATCTAGGCATGCTGCCTGCTACTTAAGGAAACGACTATGGTGTGTTGAAACATGCGCTTCAAAGACAAAGATGATGGTGATGCGAACATTGAGCAAGCAGGTGGACTCCCCACAGAGTGGCCGTTTGCTGTGATTCTTGAGGACATGCAGTGCCCTACTGGCACTATGTATGTTACAACTCGAACCACAGTATATCGCATTAACACTCAGAAGTTCATGCGTTGGCTCGACATGTATGCCACCAAAATCCCAAATGACGGCGACAACGTGCCAAGTCTTGAGAAAGTAGACGCGGCTTGTCGTGCCTTGATGGGTGCGATGAAAGTCGAACTGTAGGAGATTAAATGGCGGTTAATGGAACTATCCGTGACCGAGCCAAGACCAAGCAACTTGTCAGCTTTCACAACCTTGTCTGGGACGGAAAGTTCTGCCCAACAGACATCGATTTTATCTATGAATGGAAAGACCGTTGGTTAGTATTGGGTGAATTTAAGCTGGCTGGGACCGATATACCCATTGGTCAACGCCTCGCACTTGAACGATTGTGCAAGAATACAATCGCTGCAGGAAAGGCGTGCACCGTCTTTCTTGCGTGGCACTTCGTTAGCAATCCTGATATCGATGTGGATGCTGGCAGTTGTTTTGTTAAGTCCATATATAATGGTATAGCGTGGGCCGAGCCTCCAGAGGCAACCACGGTTCGCCAACTTATGGACTCTTACATGGTCGGCTACAAAGGCCCAGAGGCGGAACACTTTCGCGCCCCAGTCGAACGCGTCTATGACGCTGATGGCTGGTCGGTGCAATAAGTGTTCCATTGGGCCCTGTATCACCAACCTTGGCTCGGATGAAGATGGAAATTGTGGTTATTATGACAGAGCATTACGAGGGGCAGATTGAGCCCATAGAGTATATAGCGGCGACGTTCAATGACGACGAATATCGCGGCTTTCTTAAAGGAAACGTCATCAAGTATATCAGCAGAGCCGGTAAGAAAGGTGACGCTATAGAAGACTTCCTCAAGGCAAAGAAATACCTTGAGTGGCTGATTGAAGACGCGGCAGAAGATGCGTCTGATATTCCCAACAGGGCCCAGGAGATAGCGGACAGGCAGGCAGAGTGGCTTCGTTCGCGCGACCGCATGGGGTGGACATGACCGAGCAGCAGCCCGTTCCCGCCAGGCGCGAGGCGCACCAGTGAGATGAGCAGCGATGACAGCACAAGAATTATACAATAAATTTATAAAAGAGCATGGGTGCAGATCACAATCGTGTTCTTATTGTCATTGTGCATTTGATTTCAACAAAGAAACAAAGAACTTCAAATGCATTATTGTCGTACTTACAGAAGCGCTTGGGCTAGAAGCAGGTGAAGCCTCGTGACCGAGCAGCAACCTGAAGAAATTGTGCTATCGTTGAACATTAAAGAATATGCGGCAATCCGTTTATTCGTTGATGTTCCGACAGTAAGGAACAAACATAATGCACTAGAAGCACTACGAGAAGCAGAATACCGTAAAGGTTCCCGCCCCGCCCCGGAAACGGAAAGAACCAATCAATGTCAGACCTGTGCTTTTGCGGGTTCTCGTAGGTGTACATCACATGGTTATCCAGAATCAGAAATACCGAAATCCTGTCAGTATAAGATTGGGGAATCTGCGCTATTCGCTCAGGAAAATTTTAAAGGAACGCATTTGGAATGGTCTGCTCTCAAAGAGCATGACGCCGCTATCGCATCTAAAGCCAGTGAGGACGTGCTTATACGCCTTCGTAATCACTTCAAATCATTTGAAGACCAGAAGCGGTTTGCGTATAGTGCTGCCGACATAGTAGAATATGTTGAGACTTTCATGAAACGCGAATCCCTCCAGCACGAGGCGCACAAATGAACCAAGACGAACACAAGTGTGACGGTAATTGTAAATGCCACAGTGAGCCCGAGGCAACGGGTGCATGCGGCAGTATCAACATGGATAACCTGTCCCCAGAGGAGCAGGAACTTCTCATGAAGATTATGACCAAGGTTGAGCCCGCATTAGACACCCTCGCAGAGGACGATGGCGAGGAAGAAGAAGGCCCGGACCTTGGTGACCCTGCTGACCCTAAACGCCCATGTATCCACATGCGCGTAGTCATTACGTGCCATGCACAGGAAGGCGACATGAAACCCGCCAACTGTAGCATTACTACGTGCCCCGCCCGCATGCTGCAGGAAGAAGAGCGCAAGCAGCGTGAGGCCGAGCAGAAGAGGTATTACGCATGAAACCCAGACGCCCGTGTAAGTAGGTGAATTATGCCCAAGTGTAAAGCATGTGAGCACCCGAACCGCGATGCTATTGATGTGTGCCTGCTAAAAGGGGACTCAGTCCGTAACGTAGCCAAACAGTTTGGGCTTACGTCCACATGCGTGCACAATCATAAAACGAACCATATTCATCCGAAGGTTGCGGAAGTAATGGAGCGCAAGGAAGAACGCCTTGCCGTCAAAACAGCCGAACAGTTGGATGCCACATTAAACCAATTGCTGGATAGCGCTATGGATATCCTTGAGTCAACAAAAGGCAAGGACCATCGCGTTGCCCTGCAATCGATTAACGAAGCGCGCGCCTGTATTATGGCAGCACGCAAGATAGCCGACGGAGTTACAGTTAATGTCCAAATCAACAACGTCCTTACAGACGAAGACCTTATCGCGAGAGCAAAGGTCTATCTTGGAGGAACTTAACCGTCGCTTTTTTATATCCAAGGCAAGAGACAACCAGAAGCCCCCTCCGGGCGACTGGCAGTTCTGGCTATTGAATGCGGGCCGTGGTTTTGGAAAGACACGCGTTGGTGCGGAGTGGTGTATCAAGATGGCCAGGGAGGACCCTGGATGCCACATCGCACTCATTGGTCCTACATCCGCAGACGCACGAGACGTTATGGTTGAAGGCGAGAGCGGTATACTGGGCTGCTCCTTTGATGACTTTGCTCCTACCTATGAACCGAGCAAACGGAAACTAACATGGCCGAACGGTAGCACAGCGCACCTATACAGCGCTGAAGAGCCCGACCGTCTGCGTGGTCCGCAGCATCATTACGCATGGTGCGACGAGTTGGCCGCGTGGAAGTATACCGAGACCTGGGACATGATGTTGTTCGGGTTGCGTATGGGCAAGCAACCCCGTGCAATCATCACAACAACGCCCAGACCAATCCCCATTATTAAAGAGCTGATGAAAAATGAGAAGTGCGTTACGTCTCGGGGTTCCACCATGGACAACGCTGCCAACCTCGCGCCCTCATTCATGGAGCATATTATCGCGAGGTATGAGGGCACGCGACTTGGTCGCCAGGAACTATACGCGGAGATACTCGACGATAATCCTGGTGCCCTCTGGACAAGAGGGGTTCTTGAACGTAGCCGTATACCCAGCCGTAAGGAACTCCATTTCGGCCGCATCGTGGTTGGCGTTGACCCTGCTATCACTAGCACTGCTAGTTCTGACTATACTGGCATTGTCGTTTGTGGGATTCGTGACGATGGTCATTATTACGTGCTTGCTGACGAGTCTATGCAGGGAACCCCCCTCCAATGGGCAGCCAAGGTAATCCAGGTATACAACGAGTGGCAGGCAGACAAGATAGTCGCTGAAGTTAACAACGGTGGCGATTTGGTTGAGACGACATTACGCACGGTCGATAACCGCATTAGTTTCAAAAAGGTCACAGCGTCGCGTGGGAAGGCTGTTCGTGCTGAACCTATCGCTTCGTTATATGAGCAGGGCCGCGTCCACCATGTGGGCAACTTAAGCGCCCTGGAAGACCAGATGTGCGAGTGGGTCCCGAACGACCCGAAGGTGAAATCGCCGGATAGAATGGATGCGCTCGTGTGGGCGCTAACAGAACTACACGGCAATCAAGGCGGGCCTGGCCGATTCATGATAGGTGGCGCGTCGAGGAGATAAGAACATGTTCGAAGGGTTAAGACACTTAATTGCACCCCCGGTGCCTACAGCACCGGAGGCGCCCAAGCCAGTCACCCAAATCGTGGGCGGTGGCAATGCAGGGAAAGAGGAATACCGGCGCCTCGGTTTCATGGGTGACAAGAGCAGCCACATTACACAGGTAAAGAAGTGGCGTGGCATGTATCGCCGTGGTGGCCCAGCCGCTGCGTGTATTGACGCATTCCCGCAGTTCGTATTATCCAACGGATACGAGTTCTGTTGTGAAGAGGGGATGGAAGACCTTAAGGACAAGGTCGTTGAGTGGGCCGACCAGCCCCATGTGAATCTAGACAGTATTATTTGGCAAGGTGTATTAGATGCAGTCATCTGTGGAACAGCATTCCAAGAAATCATCCCCGACTCTGGACAGCGCGGTGTCTGGGGTGTCATACCTCGCGACGCCTCCAGTTTCGAAATGGTGTATGACGACTACGGTCGAATTGCGCACTATATTCAAATCGTTGACGAAGGACTCTACGGTCTTGACCGTAGAATTATCCAAATACCAAAAGAACGGCTATTATCAATCTCACTCTTCCCAGTCCCTGGAGACATGTACGGTGCATCCCTTGTGGAGCGCGCCCATGACGACATAATGCGCGACTGTGACATGGTGGAATCCATCACCTGTGGTGTCCACCGTCACGGCACAGCCAAGAACCAGGTAAAGATTGGACAGCCGGGTGACAACATTGCACCTGAGGACATGGATGCTGTGCGCCGTTAATACGAGCACGTGGTACCAAAAAACGACTGGATTACTGGTCCCGATGTCTCTATTACACCGGTCGACTCGACCTTATCGAACCTTGAGACGTATAGCAACATTACGCTGCAGAGAGTGGCAGCGGCGTTTGGTATCCCTGATGAACTCCTCGGACTCGGTCGTGGAACTACAGAGGCTACAGCAACAGTTCGAATCCGTGCCTTTCACGGAATCATTACCACAATTCAGAACATTGTGGCAAGAACCTATACCCAGGCAGTCATCGACCGCATAACTGGAGTGCCGGGTGCCGTGTGGCTTGAGTTCAACGAAGTCAGCCCAGACGACAAGGTTAAGGAAGCACAGTGGATGGCAGCACTGCGCACGGGCATGGACCCCGATGCAGTAGTGCCCGCAGACTGGGCCCGCGAACATCTGGGTATCCCACCCGAGGAAGATATCCTGAAGCAGGGCGAAGAGGAGATGAAACCGTATGTCCCCAGCATTGAGGAAAGCCCAGAAGCCCCAGCCTATCAGGGCGGACCCAGCGGGCTTTAAGGTTGTTGAGAAGGCCAATGCGCGAATACTCATTGGCCTAGTCGATGACTTTGCTGAACTGGTGATGCGCGGGGTCAAACAGCGTGACCCCCGCTCACTGGCCGACCCAATGCCCGAGATGACGGCGTTCTCCTTACGCCTTGTGCAGGATGTCGAAAAGGTAATCGACGACTTGGCCGCACTGCCTGCCGCAAAGAAGATGACCGAGCAGGCAATGGCTCATGGGCGCAAGTGGGCAAACAAGAGCATGCGTGCTGTGGGGGTGCCCATTCCAGACACGCCAAGCCCCTTTCTTTTGCCTCCAGAGCAAAGATTGGTAGAACTATCTACGCAGAAGACTTACAGCGAAATAAAGGGCTTAACAAACGACGCATCGAAGAGATTGAGCCGAACACTGACGGAGGCATACTCCAAAAGTGAAAACATCAACCAAATCGCCAAGCGCGTTAAGGTAGCCACTGATTTCAGCCGCAACAAGGCAATCACTATCGCCCGCACGGAATCGCTGCGTGCAGGCAACGAAGCAGCCGTTGCGCGGTATGAAGCGCACGGTATAGAACAAGTCGAATACGTTGCGGCACTCGATGACCGCGTGTGTGAAGAGTGCGAAAGCCTGCACGGTAACATTTACGAACTCGGTAGTGAGCCCGACTTGCCAGTTCATCCGAACTGTAGGTGCACTTACGTGGCAGTAGTAGAGAGGGAGTAATATGGCAAATACACCTTATAACCCACTGGGCGGCACAACGCGCACCGTTGACCCAACGATGGATTTCGGCAACGCAATCTCCCGCGGGTATGTATACGGGCACTCGCGATTCAGCAAGAACGGCTACAACATGGACATCGACAATGCGGAGGAAGACATTTGGTTAGTCGGCGGCACATACGTCTGGCCAGCAGCAGCCCAGCAGATGGAGGTAGTGTCAGACAGTGCTTCTGATGCTGCTGCTGGCACAGGCGTTCGCTCGGTGCGTATCGGTTACCTTGACACTAATTACGTGGCTAGGACCGAAGTGGTTACGCTCAACGGCATAACCGCAGTGCCAACCGTGGCAACTAACATCCTACGTGTTAACACATTCCGCGTAGAGACAGTTGGAAGCGGCGGCAAGGCAGCGGGCAACATTGACATCAGACACTTGTCTGACACACCAATCTACTCGCGCATAGCCGCGGGCTACACCCGAGCGCGTAACACTGCGTATTGCGTGCCTGATGGTTATGAACTTTACATCACGCAGATAACCTATGCGTCAAACGCAACGGCATCTGGGCACTTTACACGATTCACGTTACGCTCTGATTACGATGAGTTAGACGATACAGTTAATGGCATCTTCTTCCCGTTCTCGGAAATCGTGGTTGGTGAGGGCACATTCACAATCCAGTACCCCATCCCAATGCGGTTCCCAGAGCACAGCCGATTAATTGTATCTGGCGTTGGCGAGGCGCCTAACGTTAACCTAGTGTGTGCTTCACAGTATCGCGGATACCTGGTGGCGCATCATGATTGAATGGTTTAAGCAGTTGTTCTTGGGCTTTCCGCTTACGTGTAAGCATAAGTGGTCGATGCCCAAGCAGTTCGTAGTTGACGGTAGAGCATTCATCGGGCACAGATGTAAACTGTGCGGCAAGGTTGAGTAACATGAAGATGCCAATGAAGTGCCGCAAGTGCGGAGGCGCCTGTTGCAAGCAGCGGACCTCGTTCCACCCAAAGGAGTGGGACACGCTGCACAAGTATGCAACGCAGGAACGTATAGACGCGAAGAATTTCACGTTTATTGGATTCGGGGATGATGGGTATTGGTATTCGCTGAACGAAGGCGACTGCCCTGCCTTGACCGAGAACGGATGCGCAATCCCTTACGATGAGCGCGCTCTGTTGTGCAAACTCTATCCATATGTTCCGTTCAAAGTTCAGGGCCCAGATGGCCACGTTGTCCAGGAGTTATTCCTGGCTACAAAGCAATGTCCCGCCTGGAAAGAGTTTGGAATGGCCAGAGAACAAGCAGAGGAGGAACTGAAATGCCACCTAGAAAACAGGTAGAACCAGAAGTAGAGGAGCCCGAGGCGGTGACAGAACTGCCCGAGGAATCCCAGATTGAAAAGCTTGAAAACCGCGTAGCCGTGTTAGAGCGTATAGTTGAGAAACTGTATGGTCATCACTATGGCGGTATCCGAGCGTAACGTTTAAATACCCACCCGGTACGTGTACTGTACTATATACCATTATAGTGGGATTTACGTCGATGAAGCGTGGCATATGCCACGCATTGGAGGTCCAATTGCCGAAAGTTGAAGGCGGGCCGAAAGAGCTCAACGACATGCTCGAGACTGTGTATCAGGCAGCGCTGAAGGAATACGATGGCGACGAAGTCAAAGCATCCGCAGCGGCCTGGGCAGCAGCAGAGAAAGCTGGCTGGCACAAGAACGAGGATGACGAGTGGGTTAAGAAGGAACGCAAAAACGAAGAGGCTTCCCCCATGCGATTGCTGTCAAGTCCATTCGACTCGAAGAACGAGAAGATTGAGATTGACGGAGACCTCTTGGTGAAAGGGGTTCGCATGTTAGCCTCTGGCACGTGGACAGACTCCGCAGTGCAGACACCGTTGCATTACCCAGCCGCAACGCTGGAGAAGTATGCGCGGAACTGGTCTGACACAGCGGGCTGGACACGTCATACGGGAGGCTTCCCACGAGACGCTACCGACAAGGTAGCCGAGATTCTCAATCCGCGCTACGAGAATGGCGCGGTTGTAGCAGACATCATGATATACGGCGACACGTCCAAGGGCCGCGACATGGCAGCCCAGGTTAAGAAAGGGCGCGTCAAGTATGTCAGCGTTGAGCACACGGGAGATGAAAGGTATAATGCCTCGACCCGCCAGTTGGAAGCGACGTCCATTAACTTCTCTGGCTTTGCATTCGTCAACAAAGGCGCATGTAAACTCTGCAGAATTAATGAAGCCGCACCGCTGGAAGCAGTGCAAGATGCACCCGAACCAGTGGTGCAGGTAGAAACAATGGACACGAAAGAGTTAGAAGCCAAGGTGGCGGAACCCGTCAAGGCGCCCGTAATCCCTACGGCTGTTGACAACTCTCGGGAACTTGAACAGGCTGAAGAAATCGCAAAACTTCGTTCTGACCTTGATGCCATGAAAAGCGTCAAGCAGGAACTTGAAGCGATGAAAGTCTTCAAGCAGGATGTAGAATCTCTTAGAGCGGAGCTCAAAGAGGTTAAGTCCCAGCCGGCAGCGGCACCCGTGGCTGTTGCAGTACCCGTTATCGAAAAGAAGGTTGAACACGTCCCTGAATTCCGTGTCAAGTTTGACAAGAGGGACCGTATAATTTCACAGGAGTGAATAACATATGACCGCAACAACCCCAGCAGCATTTGACCCCAAGCCTCGTCAGCTTGGAACCGTAATTGATTGTATCGCAGGCTCTGCAATCCTTGCAGGCCAGGCAGTAGTTATCCCCGCCACTGGCGTGGACTATACCGTAATTCCGTGCGACTCCGACACCTCCGTTGTCGAGAAGTTCGTTGGCGTTGCACTGTATTCCCAGGCAACCACCGGCGGACACGTCGCGGTTGCATCAGTCGGCTCTGTAGTCAAGGTCTGCGAGTCTGCAGGCAATGCAATCGACGCTGGCGACAACCTCATGGCTGGTGCAGCAGCAGGCTGTGTCATCACCGCACCCGACACCGCAGACTGCGAACTCCTCGGATTCGCCCTCACTGACTTCGCGGCCAACAGCGCAGGCTATGCCGTAATTCAGCCCGGCTACTCACCCAAGGGGGCCTAATCTAACATGACCGACTCAATGATTCACACCCGCAGGCTTGCACAGTTCCTTGCAATGGATGCAATGGGACCGGCCGAACTGAAACAGACTGCAGAGAAACTCCCGCGCGAACTCGCCTACCATGACTTTGATGGCAAGGTCCAGAACGCTCGTGAACTGCTCATTTCCGAAGGTATCCAGGGCTCAACCCTTATCCCGACCGAAATTCTCGCGACCGTCCTTGAGGGCTCCGAGCCCGCAAAGTGTTTCCGTGGCGTCCTCCCCATGTTCCAGATGGCTGGGCAGGTCCTCAAGATTCCCTACGGAGAGACTGGCACCTACGCCCCCATCGTTGCAGAAGGCGCCGAGATTCCGATTGAATCCCAGACCTACAGTGTCAACACCCTGACTGCAGCCAAGTATGCAGTCCGCCCGATGATTACAAACGAGATGATTGAGGACTCCCTCTTCGACATCGTCGCTGGTGAAATCCGCAAGGCAGGGTTCCGCCTTGAGAACACCCTCAACCAGGTTGCACTCTCGAAGATTCTCGAGCCCTCTGGCTCCGCGGTTGACTTCGGTGGCGCCGGTGCAAACCTCATGGCCAACACTGCAAAGGCAGTTGCACAGGTCCAGGGCTACGGCTTCATGCCCGACAAGATTGTTGTCCACCCAACCTTCCACGGTGCAGCAATTGGTGCAGTCTCAACCAACTACTTCGATGCAGTCGGTGGCGCACCCTACCAGAACGGCCAGCTTGGCCGCATGCTCGGATGCGACATTCACATGTGCGGTGTTACCGACGACTCCAGCACCTACACCTGGGGCTGGGGAACTGACAACTACATCGGTGGCCTCGTCATCGACTCCCGCTCTGCAGGTGCAATCGGCATGCGCCGTGACATCAGCGTAGAGCGCTTCGCTGACTCAATCCGCGACATGCAGGGCATGTCCGTCTCAATGCGGTTCGACGCCAACGAGACCCTCGCCTACGCAACCTGCAGGCTCCAGTACTGAGCGGAGTGAGCCACATGCTCTGCTCCCAGAATTCAGGTAAATACCTTTCTGGGACTTGGCACAAGGACCGTGAACGCGCTGCACAAAATGCGGATGCGTTCACCTCCGCCGAACTATCCTTTTTAGAAATGGATGGAACCCAGTTAGGACCGAACGGTTACCTTAAGCGGTTTGATTCCACGATGAATGTCGGCACACAACCGATTGACCCGCAGGACAGAGAACGTAAGAATTACGACTGGCGTGAGAACCCGGAGGTTAGTGGATGAGCTATTGTTCTACAACAGAGTTGGCAACAGTTACCAACACAGCAACAAACCGCACGCCCACAGTTCTTCAGGCCATCATTGATGAGGCAGACCGCCAAATCAATGTTTACTGTAAGTCACGTGGAGTCACGCCTACGGCATGTGATGACACCAAGTCCGCGTCGCTCACGCTGTCTAAAGCGGGGCTTCTGGAACTCGGACTGCAAGAAGGAACACTTCAAATCAGCAATCAAGACTACTCCTCTAACTTCGACGTTTACTCCGCGGTGAAACAACTGCGAGACTACGCATTCAAAACGCTCGACGATTATATCGCCGACCAAGAGACACTCGATGAACCACGCCGAAGATTCGTAATGAAGGTGAACTGAAATGTCACCTCCAATCTTCGAAGCCCACGTGTGCGAGGCGCACGAGGATTTAATGCGATATGTCATTGAAACTCGCAACGATGTTAAGCACCTAGTGAAGAGCATCGACGAGTTACACGAGCACGACAAGCAGTCACGCAAAGAGTGGGAAGCCCGAGAGGCAGCCGCACTTTCCCGCGTGTCCGCGCTTGAGAAGGTCAACGACGAGAAGATTGGAGAAGAAAGGATTGCAGGTAAATTCAGCGCGGCGGTGGCGTTCATAGTCTCACTTGTTGTGAGCCTTGTCGCCGTCGCTGTAGCATGGATTGCAAAGTAGAGGTTATCACATGACGAACCAAGCAAAAATTACCCAGGGCATGTACATGATGTACAACGGCACAGTCTATGCCGAGCTCACTGATATCAGTGCGCCGCCCTTCAGCGTCGAGAAGGTAGACGCCACTTCCCACGACTCGACATACAAAGTGTCAGTTCCGGGACAGGGGTCCTTCGGAGATATGACTTTCAAGGGATATTTCGTAAACGATACTGCCCAGGCCGCCCTTCGCGTTCTTGCTCTCGCGAAGACCACCGGAACCTGGAAGATTGTTTACCCCTCGACATTCGGAACGCTGGCATACAGCATCCCCGGATTCATCTCATCATACTCGGTAATTACCCCCATGAAGGGTGCACCGGCCACGTTCAGCGTGACCATCACTCCCACAGAGTCCGTTACCGAGGTAACCACTGCAGGCGCTGCTCTCACCACTCCCTTCTGGAGTATGGACGATGAGCACGGCACGGAAATCACTTCTCTGTTCACAACGCCCGCAGCAGCAACCTATACAATCGACGGCACTATTTACGCCGACAATACAGGGTTCACGCTTAAACCCACTGCAACCGCTGGCACCATCTACGTGGATGGAACTGTTGTTACAACTGGGAATGATTCCAGTCTGATTAGCATGCCCCTCGCATCCTACCCGTCTGGAAGCATTAAGACAACCTTTATCGTGGTTGACCAGGGCGCGTCATACGTCCCGAAGATTTATCGGTTCCGCATTACCCGTGGCACTGCCAACCACCCATAATCATTTTTTAAAGGAGTTAGCATGTCTAGAGAAAGCATGCCCATTAAACTGGGCGAAGAGATGTATCACCTGCGGTTCACTATCCGCGACGTGTGCAACTATGAATCGCGCTTCGGGTCAATCTATATGGGGATTGACATGAACAAGTTTGGGTTTGACATAGCGTCCAAACTACTCTGGACTGGTCTTAAAGACCAGCAGAAAGATGGGTCGTTGGTCCGACACTTTGAACCAAACGAAAAAGGCCTTGAAGATGCGCAGGAGTTTACGAAGAAGTTCATCGCGCAATTCAAAGGATTGGGGGGCATATCGACGTTATACGTCACAATAACTATGGGTATGGTGGTGTCGGGTTGGATAACTTTACCAGAGCCACAGAACACGGATAAAACGCCCGCAAAACAGGGGGATGATACCCCAAACCCAAAACCGTCTCGGAAACGCTCACCGAGAAAGAAACCCAACGTAACATCCTGAAATCAACAGGATGGACCCTCGATGAATTCTGGAAGGCCACCCACGCGGAGATAGAGGTCTGCGCTGGCATACAGAACGAGACCAACTTTGAGCAACTCAAATTGCTCGATTACATGTTCGCCAGTATTGGGCACAAGATTGTATCCGTTACCGGTGCAAAGGTAAAACTTGTTGATTGCCTCGTACTTAATCATGGTGGCGCCGACGGGACGGGCCATGGTTACAAGTATGGGCCAGGAGACACTCTGGTATCGGAAGAGCCAGGGTCTGAAGAAGAACTAATCGAACAAACAGCGCGTCTACAGGAAATGAAGAACAAGATGCGCGGATTCATAGGAGGGTCGAATGGCTGAAGAAATGCAATACATGGCCAAATTAGGCATAGACGATGCCGACTTTCTTAAGGCACTCACCGACATGGAAGGTGCCTTTAAGAGTTTCGTAACAGGGTCTACACTTGGGTTGGCAGCCGTTGGAACAGCGGCAATCGCGGCAACAGAACATCTAATAGCGATGTCCAGGGCCGCAGAAGATATGATGGAATTATCCGAAGTTATTAACGTCAATGTTCAAGACCTTCAGAAGTTCCAGTATGCAGCAAAACTTGCTGGGGAAGAGGCCAACGCCTACGATAGCATGTTGGCAAAAATGGTACTCTCGGCTTCGCAGGCTTCAGACGCAACAAGCAAGCAGGCGGAAGCGTTCAGGAAGTTGGGGGTTGACCCAAGCGGTAAGTCGACATCTGAACTCTTTATCGATATTGCGGAGGCATTGAAAGGTGTAGACGATGCACAGACGAAAGCGGAAATCTCGTCTGTGTTACTCGGCAAGTCGTGGGTCGAGGCAAATAAGTTAACTAACAACTACGTAGAGAACCTCGATAAGATTGAGAAACAGACTTACCTCACGAACGAACAGGTGATGAAGCTCAACGAATCTAACGAGAAGATGAACGAGCGCTGGGCAAAACTTTCTAGCTATACAGACCGTGCCACAATGGCCGTCTTTGAAGTTACAGATGCTTTGAGTTTTCAGGCACGTGGCCTCGAATGGGTTATGGGTCTATGGGACCAGTACACTAGTAAGGCCGCTGCTGTTAGTGGAGCAACGAAAACCGAGACGGCGTATAACCGTGATGCCGAAGCTCTTGTCGCGCAGATGTCCGTAGCTGACAAGGCTGGGAAAGCAGAGCAGTTGAAATACCTCAATGACGAGTACAACGCGGGGAACCTCACTGCCGAACAGTATAACGCAAAACGGCTCGAACTGACAGGTGTTAAGGACGCCATGGTTGGCGGTAAGGTCGCCGACATACTCATGGGCCAGTCTTTCGGTTTTGACCAGAGTAGCCAGTCTGGTTACTACGCATCTGGCGTTAATGGCAGCATGGGTGTCAATGCTTCACCCACGCAGGCAAACGCGTATCAGTTACAAGTTGCCGAAGGGCTTTACCAGAAATACTACGACCAACTCACTGGAGACAAATGGGGCCAGCAGGCTTACCGTAGCGAGATTGCCAGGCAGCTTGCATATAACGAGGCAGCCTCTGGCTACAAGTCACAGGATGAGGCGTGGGCTGCTGTTGGCTATAAGCAAGGGACCAATATTACCATTATCAACTACAACAGCGGCAATGCCAGCCCAGAGGAGATTGCAAACGCGTCCGCGGAGAAAATGTCGCGCATTATTGCTGGAGGTGTCTGATGAAGATTACGTGGGACACGAGTATGATTGAAAGGGGCCTCATGGGCTTCATTGATGACGCCAGGAAAGCAGTGCAGGACCGCAAAGTCGAAGCCGTAACGAAAGCGGGAGACGCCTATGCAGCGGACGTGCAGAAAGTGGCACCAGTGGACACGGGTTTCTACAGAAGCCGCATCCGCTCGGAGGTTACCGCTGGAGATAGTCCCGTTGCGCGTATCGGGTCTCCTGTCAAGTATATGCATCGCCTTGAATTTGGGTTTCACGGAGCCGACAGACTTGGACGTAATTACAACCAAGCCGAACGTGTTCACTGGCGGTCAATGTGGTATGTCCATCTTGAGGAATACAAGAATATCATTAACAGAATCATAATGCAGGATGTGCACTTGAAATGAAGATAACATGGCAGTCGTCCGCAGGGGTCCAGGTGGAATTCTCCAAGGACTCCGACACTTATAAACTGTTGAAGAACTACGACGGATTCTCGACTGCCTACATCGAGCATCAGACAACCGTTGCTCCCTATCAGAACGGTTCGACGTATCTCGATACCCGTTTCGTGGAACGCCCGATAACGTTCAACGTTCTCGTAACGGCACCGACCCTCACAGATGTTCAGGCAGCCGTCCAGTATCTATCCCGTCTACTCAATCCAATCGGTGGTCCAGGCATCCTTATATTTGAGTATGAGGATGGCACCACCTACTACATTAACGCTATTGGCC